ATTGTCGGCGGGCTTCGTTACATTATTCGACATGAAGTGCCATCAATTATTGATGCGTCACATATCGTGTCGCGCATCGAAAAGCTTGAACACATGGTCTTAGAATTGCTTACTAATGAGCGCAAGAAAACCAACAAAAAGCGAACTCGCCGCTAAGCGCAAGCGCAAAGAATCTGTCGCGCGCAAAACAGGCGAGCCACTAAAGGCCATAGATATATGGGCTGCTCAAATTGTTGAATGTTATGAAGCTCTAGTCAGGGCTGGATACGGCGAGGATAAATCGCGCTGGTACATCGAAGAACAGATGCGCCTGCCCGATTGGATTATTCCGAATCCGGATCAGTCACCCTACGAGGATGAGGACGAAGACGATTAAGCGAATCGTAGTCATATCCGATTTACAAGTTCCCTACGAAGATAAGAAAGCAGTAAAGAATGTCGCCCAATTCATCAGAAAATACAAACCTGATGACGTTCTATGCGTGGGCGATGAAATCGACTTCCAAACAATTAGCCGCTGGTCATCCGGTCGGGATGAGTGGTCTGGAACCATTGATAGAGATCGTAACCGAACTGTCGAAGTCTTGGCCGAATTGCAAGTTCAACATCTCAGCCGATCCAATCACAGCGCAAGACTCTACAACTCACTAAGCAAACGGCTACCGGGCTTGATTGGCTTGCCGGAGCTGACGATCGAGCGTTTCTTGCGGTTAGATGAATTGGGTATTACCTACCATCACAAGCCCTATCAGTTCCATGAAAATTGGGTTATGGTGCACGGTGATGAGCAAAGCACTAAGCCACATGGGGGTTTAACGGCCCTAGAAGCCGCTAAGAGGCATGGAAAGTCAGTGGTGTGTGGGCATACCCATAGACAGGGTATTTCGTCCTTTACAACGGCTTCTGGGGGCGTTTTAACGGGTATTCTGACAGGCTTTGAAGTCGGTCATTTAATGGATGTCAGCAAAGCCAGTTATACGAAAGGTACATTCAACTGGCAGCAAGGTTTTGGCATTATTTATATTGACCGCAAGCGTGTGCAACCGGTGGCGATTCCCATTGAGCGTGATGGCAGCTTTATTGTAGAAGGCAAACGCTATGGTGGATGACATATATCCCATTAGGCGTAGCATCGACGACCACATTGATGCAATTGACAACGGCGTGTCGTTGACAAAATAGGCATTTACCCTGTCTAATTGGTATTTGAAATACCATTTGAAAGGGGTATTAGGGCAATGGCAACAAAAAACAAATGCGCTGATTGCGGTGTTCGTTATCAGAGCTTGGATTGGTTTGGAAATCTTGTAATTGAGTGTCCCGTTTGTGGGGTGGCTCGATGATTAGATTTGATCGTAAGTCCGGTGCATATACGGACGGAAAACATTACGTAAAGGCATCCTTTATACGTGAATATGCAAAATCCAAGCTAGGCGTAAGCCAAGAACGCGGGCGGTTAAGCCGTCAAGTTTTGGCTGCTTATTTTCTTGATGTGCATGGGGTGAGCGCAGATGTCGAATAATTTTACAGCTGAGCAGATCGCTTACATCATTGCATATTTATTTATTTTCTTACTTTTAGTTTATTGGGCAGTATTAAAAATCTACGAGAAGGGCTATGGAGATGGATGGGCAAAAGGATACGCGCGGGCAAAACACATATACAGCGAAAGATTTATTGACTAATGCAGCCGACATTATTGATGAAAGAGGATTTGAATACGGACATCCCGCAGTCAATATCAAGCGAATCGCTGAGCTATGGTCTAGCTATTTCCAACGGGAGATTGATCCATTGGACGTGTGTATCTCAATGGCATTGGTTAAGGTATCGCGGATTATCGAAACTCCAAAAAGGGATAGTTTTATTGATCTTATCGCCTATGCGGCACTTGCCGGCGAGGCGGCGCTTGGAACGGATTGGGCTGATTATGGCAAAGATTACGCCGAGTAAAAGAGGGACTTGGTGCGATTACTGCAAACAAAGATGGGGCGTGAATGATGTTCGGGGCCAATCGCAAGCGGTCTGGACGATCACGAGTTTCCGGCGCGGCAAGGTCATTGACAGGCATTACTGCTTTACTTGCGCTAAAGAAGCCCAAACGTGGCACGATGGCACGACTTGGAGTTTTAAAGAACAACTCGATTACCAACAAGGAAAGCAGGCATTAGATGTTCAATTTGGAGAATTATGAAGATGTGGATACAAGAATACATAAGTTCTATGAACAGAATCCGGACGGTGCGATTGTTACGGAGCTTGTATCAAATGATGAAGAAAGGGGAATTGTTGTCTTCAAGGCATACGCTTACCGCACCTATCTTGATACTAATCCTTCCGCTGTTGGTTATGCGCGTGGCGCTCGCAAAGATCGTGGTGTGGATCGCGATTTTTGGCTTGAAAACTGCGAGAGTTCTAGCATTGGACGATGCTTGGCAAATCTTGGATTATCAGCTAAGGGAAAGCGTCCAAGTAGCCTTGAAATGGCAAAGGTCAATGACGCTGAAGCAAGCCCTAAACCCATACGTGTACGGACTGAAGAACAAAAAGAGTTCTTAAAAGCCACTAATCCTTCAGCTGAAATTGTTTGGGACACGACGCTTGAGCCACCAGCGGATGTCATTACACTTGATGAAGCAATACAAAATGTCATGGCTGGTGTGCCAGCTGAAATAGTGCCTACATGTGATCACGGCACACGCACAGTACGTGAAGGAACGGGTGCCAAGGGACCATATAAGGGTTGGATGTGTCCATTGCCATACAAGCGCAAGAGTGAGCATTGCAAGCCAATATGGATGGTGTTAGATCCTAGCGGCCGTTGGTCGTTTAGACCCGAAGACGAAGCAACAATAGCGGGGTGATGAAATGTTGGTATTAGACGCACGCATTGACGTGTGCGACAATTGCAATGAACCTATAACTGCGGGGGCAGTAAAGCCTTGCGAATGTCGCACCTGTCATGTCAGGAGTAATTAAATGCAACGATCACGAAAAGTACGAGGCCGTGAAAGTGAGCGTATATTAGCACAGTATTTGCGTGATCATGGCTGGGAGCATGCACATCAAGTAGGGTCGGGCGCGTCTGGATCTGATATTCAAGGAATCGAGGGCCTTGATATTGAAGTAAAAGCCAGAACAAAGTTTGATCCTGCATCGACAATGAAGCAGCTCAAAGCACGCAAGACCGAGGGACTAGGCGTAGCCGTCATGCGCCTTAACGGTCAAGGGGAAGCCGCCATCGACGATTGGGTGGCGGTTCTCCGAGTTGAAGATCTTGTCTATCTTCTCAAAGCTAATGGCTACTGAGCCTTTATTACTGCACCGTTGTTACGGCTGTGGTTTGTGGATTTATGGTAATCGTGAGAGGTGTGAATCGTGCCATTCTATGAATTCAAATGTGACGAATGCGAGAGAGTCGAAGAAATTAAATTAAATACAAGCGATCCTAAGCGATTGGTTTGCATTGATTGTGGCGTCGAAATGTGGCGTGTATGGTTTCCAGTGAGCAGTCACTTTAAGGGTACTGGATGGGGTAAAGATTAAATGTCGACAATTCAAGCCTCTGACCTGCGGTTTTGTTACATACTTGACAAGCTTGGTATGCTCAGACTCTCGCGAAGGCTGAGAGGCACCTTCGCCGCGAGGCGAGCATTAGGGGCAGCTCTATTCATTTGCCTATCTGCAATGAATGTAAGTGCCGCTGAATCAAATCAAAAGCCAGTTCACATTATGAATATCAAGTTATATGCATATAACAAAATGAATTGGGATCAGTTTCAATGTTATAACTGGCTTATACATTATGAGAGTAGATGGAATTACAAAGCTCGTAATAAGAGTCATTATGGTTTAGGTCAAATGCGTAGTAAGTGGTATGGCACACTTAGTCCATATAAACAAATAGATACACACATTGCATACTTAAAGCATAGGTATGGATCACGTGACTATGCATGCAACGCGTTACTACATTGGGAGCGTAAAGGATGGCATTAAAGCCATATAGGGCTACTGCTCATTGGAAGAAGATAAGGATAAAGGTGTTACAACGTGATGCTCATACGTGTGCGTACTGTGGTGACGTGGCTACTGAAGTGGATCACGTTTATCCCAAGTCCAAGGGTGGTGAAGATACGTTGGATAATCTTGTTGCTGCGTGTAGAAGATGCAACGTACAGAAGAAAGACTCGCTTTTTTTAGCGCAGCGTTCTACCCCCCCTGCCTTTAAGGACTCAATTTCCCCAATCGGTCGAAATCAGTCCAAATCGGTACAAAACGGACATACTACGATCAAGATTGATACAGACTCACCCTTTATTAGTCCAGATCAGTCGGGGGCTAATTGAAGATGGCTCGCAAGGGTTCAACCAAGCCACGATTGCAGAACGCACCCATCAAGGGTGCCTCTAGGATTGATGAAGTAAAGCAATTCCTCACCGATTGCAAGCTAGAACTTTTGCCATGGCAGGAATACGTGCTAACGGACATGCTAAAAGTCAATAAAGACAATAAATGGCGACGTAAGACCAATTTGCTGCTTGTAGCTCGTCAGAACGGTAAAACTCACCTTGCTCGTATCAGGATCCTCGCAGGGTTGTTTGTTTTCGGTGAAATGAATATAGTTGCGATGTCCTCAAATCGCGGCATGGCCTTGGACACCTTTCGCAAGGTCATTGATGTCATTGAGGATAACCCGCACCTAATGGCGCAGGTTAAGCAGATCCGCGTTGCCAATGGGCAAGAATCCGTTGAGCTTCTATCCGGGGCAAGATACGAAATAGTCGCGGCGACACGAGATGGTAGCCGTGGTAAGACCGCGGATCTGCTCTACATCGATGAATTACGCGAAATCGATGAAAACTCATGGACTGCGGCAAAGCCAATCACGCGTGCTCGCCCGAATAGTCAGATATTTATGACATCCAATGCCGGGGATGCCTTTAGCACCGTGCTTAACGATTTACGGAGCCGCGCTTTGTCGTATCCACCGGCCAGTCTAGGATTTTGGGAGTATTCAGCTGACGATTTTGCCAAGATCACCGATAAGGATGCTTGGTATCAAGCCAATCCAGCTTTAGGTTACTTGATTGACGAAGACACGATTTCAGAAGCAATTGCCACATCCAGCGTCGAAGCAAGCAGAACGGAAACGCTTTGTCAATGGGTTTCAGCTCTCAAATCGCCGTGGCCTTATCGCGCTTTTGAGGATTGTACGGTTCAGGATCTTAAAATTGAGCCCGGGCCTGCCACGATTTTCGGCATGGATATATCCGTGAATAAAAAGATGGCAAGTCTTGTAGCGGGACAAGTACGGGAAGATGGCAAGGTTGCAGTTGGAGTCATTGCTCAATTTGAAAGCCAAGTGGCTATTGATGAACTTAAAATGGCAATTGAAGTGAATGAATGGGCTATGAAATACCGTCCACGAATGATCTGTTTTGATAAATACTCCACCATGAGCGTAGCTGAAAGGCTCGCTCAATCGGGTCACAAAATCCAAGATATGTCAGGAACCGTGTTTTACCAAGCATGTTCTGATCTATATGATGCACTTGTGAACGCGCGAATCGTTCACATCGGACAGGCTAGTCTGGTGGACTCCATGAATAACTGTGCGGCTAAGGAAACGGATGCGGGCTGGCGCATCGTGCGTCGAAAGTCAGCCGGGGACGTATCCGCGGCAATTAGTCTTGCGATGGTCGTCCACCAGCTGCTTAAACCACAAAGCAAACCACAAATTATCGTCTAAAATGTCGGGTATGTCCGATTTGTGTGGTATCCTTAAACGATGGGTCTTTTTGATCGTTTTCGCCCCGCGAAAATAGAAGCACAAGCCGCGCCGCAATTGATGACGGATGCGTTTAATTATTATTTACCAACAACGTTAACTTCTGTCGGACGCGAAGAAGCAATGTCCGTACCAAGCGTTGCGCGATGCAGAAATTTAATCGCTTGCACAATCGGCGGGCTTCCCATGGAGTTGTATAAAAAATCTACTGGTGAGGAAATCGGCAAACCATTATGGCTAGAGCAACCTTCATTGACACAGCCACGATCTGTAACAATTGCTTGGACAATTGATTCTTTAATTTTTTATGGCGTCGCATATTGGCGCGTCACCGAAGTTTATTTTGATGACGGTCGCCCTGCTCGATTTGAATGGGTAGCACCTGGTCGCGTTTCATTCACAACGGATTCAAATAGTAATTTTATTACTCAATATACCGTTGATGGATCTCCGGTTCCAATGTCGGGCCTTGGATCATTGATTACATTCCAAGCACAAGACGAAGGCATTTTGCAACGCGGCGCGCGCACACTTCGTAGCGCAATTGATTTGGAAAAAGCAATGCGTGTAGCTACATCCACACCGATGCCTTCTGGAGTTATTAAAAATACTGGAGCCGATCTTGCGCCAGCTGAAGTCCAAGGAATTTTGTCAGCATGGAAGTCTGCACGTGAACAGCGCAGCACCGCATATTTAACCAGCACACTTGAATATCAACCGACGTCATTCTCACCAAGGGATATGATGTTTGTTGACGCAATTCAAAATACATCAACTCAAATTGCACGAATGATGAACGTTCCCGCTTATTACATAAGCGCAGATCAGAACAACAGCATGACTTATGCCAATGTTCAAGATGAACGCAAGCAATTCGTTGCGCTATCACTCGCACCGTACATCAACGCCGTACAAGACAGACTCTCAATGGATGATATAACGGCGCGAGGCAACATTGTTAAGTTTGATGTTGATTCAGCTTTCCTTCGGGTAGATCCAATGGAAAGACTCAACGTCATTGAAAAGATGCTCTCACTAGGCTTGATTACAGTTGAACAAGCCATGGAAATGGAAGATCTCACACCTAATGGAAACGAAGATGTTACTTCAGTTCAGTAGTGACGTTACCTGCAATACCGAGGAACGCACGATTACCGGCAAGATTGTGCCATTCGGCGATTCAGAAGTTGGTTATACCAATGTGGGCAAAGTTGTATTTGAAGCTGGATCTATTGAGATCCCGACAAATCCAAAACCAAAACTATTACTTGAACATGACGCGAAAAAACCCATAGGTCGCCTAGTTGCATTTACCGAAGACGAAACAGGGATTTATGCAACGTTCAAGGTAAGCGCAACATCGCGTGGGAACGATGCTCTCATTGAAGCTAGCGAACAACTCCGCAGCGGTTTATCCGTAGGCGTTGAAGTTATCGCTGGAAAACAAGACAAAGACAAATACAGAGTTAAATCAAGTTTGCTCAAAGAAGTGTCACTCGTGCAGGCAGCCGCCTTCAAAAGTGCTGAAGTTTTGAGCGTAGCGGCTTCACAAGACGAAGCCGTTGAACAACCAACAACAAACGAAAGCGAGGCAGTCGTGGAGAATACTCCAGACACCGCAACCGTTGAGCCCAAGGTCGAAGCCCCTGCGGTAGAGGCTGCTCGCCCAACAGTTGCAGCACCAATTTATGCCAAGCCACGCATTAACGTGACAGCTGAAGCGTACCTAGAGAACACAGTTCGTGCTGCTCTTGGTAGCGAAGATGCACGTCAATGGATCGCGGCAGCATCAGACACCGATACCGTGGCAGATGTCCCCGGCTTGGTACCAACCCGTCAACTTTCTGAAATCTGGAACCCAAAGACAACCGGAGTTCGTCCAGCAATTGACGCAATTTCATCCGGTGTTCTTCCAGATGCAGGTATGAAGTTCCAGATCCCACGCGTAGCAACTGCACCTGGTGTAGCTGAAGTCGCTGAAGGCGGAGCATTTACAGACGACCAGACCACCATTGAATACTTGGATGTCACAGTCAAAAAATATGCTGGTATGCAGCTATTCAGCGTAGAAGTTCTCGACAGAACTTCTCCAGCGTTCTACGCAGAACTCGTTTCACTCATGGGAGATCAATACAACAAGGCGACTAACGCCGCAGTTGTAGCAGCTCTCACCGCTGGTGGAACTCTTGATGCAACAACAACCACCCTTCCATGGGATGGTGGAGAATTTGCATCATTCATCGCACGTGCAGGATCATCGATCTACACAAACACATTCCGTTTTGCTACCGGCGTTATCTGCTCGCCAACACAATGGAGCAATATCGTTGGACTCGTAGATTCAAGCAACCGCCCAATTTTCTCTGCATCAGCACCACAAAATGCAGCTGGATCAGTCGGCGCAGCTTCAATCGTTGGAACCGTTCTCGGACTTCCACTCTACGTTGATTACACCATGTCAGGTGCCGGTGATTCTTCAATCATCGTCGTTAACCGCGATTCATACACATGGTACGAATCACCACGCCTACAACTCCGTGCCGATAAGGTCGGAACAGGCAAGGTTGAGGTTGGCTTCTACGGTTATGGCGCAATTGCCACAAAGACCGGTGCAGGAGCTTTCCGCTTCAACAACGCAGTCTAATAGCAATAACGTTACCCCGGCGCACAGCCCTTGCGCCGGGGCTAACATAGAGAGGATAAAAAGATGCCAGCAACTTATGTCACCGAAGCCGAGCTTCGTTCTGCACTTGGTATCGGTAATCTCTATGGATCTACTGTTGTGGAAGAAGTTTGCCAAGCGGCAGAAAACAT